CCAAGGCGCCGGCCGCTTTGTTCTGGTGCTGCATCAGGAGGTTGATAACTTCTCCGATCTCCATCACTTCTCCTTCACCCGAGGCGCAACCCGGGGAAGTTCATGAACCTCGGAGATGTACTTCGTATCGGGTGATCTCCAGGTGGATCGATTCTTCTCCTTCATGGCGATCTCTCTGGCTGTCTTCGCGTTCCACGTCTCCACCGTGATCTCACACATCTCCCGAATCCTGTACACCCTCACCGAATATCTCTTGAGCCTGCCCTCCTCGAACCTCTCCCGGGTTGTCCTCACTGTCATCTCACCTCACTTCACCTTGATCTTCTTCACCGACACCTGAACCACTTCAGTCGGGTCCACCGTGTAACCCTTCCTCTGCGAAACCCTTCTCTTCAACTCCCAATCCCCACAAGCCACGTGAGGCCGATCCTCGTTGATGTAACCCTTCACCTCACCATCGAGGAACTTGAACCTCTTGTTCAGAGGCTTCAACTGATCCTGTATATCACCCCTCTCATCGAGTAGAGCCTTCAACTGATCCGATGTCTCGATCTCCAAAGGCTCACCCATCTTCTTCTCATTCGGACACAGCTTCAACATGTCACACTTGTCACACATCCACGGTGTGTACGGAATCGGCACCGGGGTCTCATCCATCTCCAAGCACATGTTGACATGCTGAACCCTCTTGAACACCTCATCCATGTAATCGGTGAAGTCCTCGAAGTTCACCAGGATCGGCTTCCCCCTGAACGTCAACTTCGACTTGATCCAAAACAGCCCCCACGGTTCACCATGCAACCACAGGTATGTCAGGAGCTGCGCTGGATACTTCACCAACCATATCTTCCGGGCATCGAGGAAGTCCTGGATCGTGTTGAGTGCTTCCCAATCAAAGTGGTTCAACCCCTTCACCTCACATGGCACCCTCACGCCACTCGCACCCTTCACCTTGAAATCCAACCTGCCGCTGATCCCGAGGCTCTTGTCCCTCATCCCCAACTCTGTCTCCACCACCTCGAACCCAGCTTGCTTCAACTCCCTCTCTGCCTGTTCCTGAACCATCTCTCCTCCATCGAGAAGAGAACACATCGTTGCATCCTCAGTGAGCTGCTTCACCTGTTTCCAATGCACTCTCTGAGCCCACAGCCAAAACGCACACGGATGTCCGATGTTCCCTGCCCAATGGAAGGACGGTTCCCACTTCTCCCTCTTCTTCGCCTTGATCCACCCCTCATCCACCCTCTTTATCATCTCATTCACATCGAGAGGGACTTCACGGGTTCCACCTTCTGTCATGTCCCCTCAACCCCTTCCTCGTACCGGAGGGGGAGAGAGGCCCACACACGGGACGCGAGCAAAGCGGCACGATTCTTCACTCTTCCTCAACCTCTCTCCCCCGATCCTCAACACTTACTCCTTCCCCTGATCCTCAGCCTCACCGGGGTCACCACCACCGCTCTCAGGCTCTACGCCGATGCCAGCGAGAAAACCTTCAGGCAGTTGATACTTCCCCTCGGTGACGATCTGCCACACCACAAACAGCCTCTTCCCACCAAGCATCGAGATGTCACGAAGGCCGGGCACGATCTTGTCCTCACCTGTCTTCCGATCCTTCGCCTTGAACTCGGTGACCTTCTCAAGGATGAGGCCGATCTTGTCACCATCCGTCACCCGATGGTTCTCCTTCAAGGTGTTCACGATGTCCACCCTCATGTCCGGGGCCGACTTCATCTCACCACTCTTCTTCTTCTCTTCCCTCTTCTCCTTCCCCTCGAACTCGACACCCTCGATCAACCCAACCTGCACACCTGCATCCGACACCATCTCCCAGGTGCACGATCTCAACCCAAGGAGTCGGGTCACACCATTCACTTCCCAATTCGAGATCGCCTTCTTCAGGATGTCATCGAAGTCCACCACACCATCATGCTTCTCAGCCATGGCCACGAAGAATTTGTCTCTCGATCCTGCGGTTCCGGTGGCCCACAGCGAATCCCTCTCCGTCAGGTAGATCGGACCTTCAACCACCACCGTGTAGAAGCTCCCCTGTGAATCCTCATCGGTCACCTTCTTCCACTCATATCTTCCGAAGGTGATCCCGAACCTGCGAGCGATCTTCTCCACACCTGAAGCTTCCAACCACGGGTTCCCACCGAAGTTGCTCCAATCCTTGTGATTGGTACTCTTCAACGCAATCTCGATGGCCTTCTCCACGTACTGATCCCGGGCGGTGGCGATGGCAAGCACATTCTTCCACATGTCCAACTCTTGCTTGCTCTTCTCGATCTCGAACTGTCCATCAACCACTGTTACGTCCCCCGACCTCTCCACCATCTTCTTCTTCTCCTTCCTGTCCACTCAGCCATGCGATCAATCTCTGTAACTCCAACTTCTGCACCTCACACTTCCTCACCACCCCCCCAGCGAGAGGTGCAACCAAACCACCATCCACACTCGGAACATGGGTGTCCGTAAGGTGAACCAACTGCTCACCCAACTTCCCGACTTCCCGGAACTCCTTCTCCGCTGTCACGATGGCGGTAATCATCCTCTCATTCATCTCCTTCACTTTCTGCTTGACAACTTTCATGTCCGGTGTTTCACTCACTTCGATCTCCTTTCTCTCATCTTGAGAGAGGTCGGGGGGGGTTGAATCCTCAGCCCCCCCTTCTTCATCTCACACTCACCTTATGGCGGGGGAGAGTCCACAAGGCTTGTTGTTCACACCACAGTTCGCATAGGCAACCCCCTCTCTCGTTATGGCGGGGGAGAGTCCACCTTCAACTCTCCCCCTCACCTGATAACCGATCCTCGATCGCACTTCAGCCCCTACTGTTCAGTGTGTGCCTCGGTCAACTCCCCCTCTTCCGCGCCACCCCTGCCCAAGTCTTCCCACGCCTTCTTCAAATCTTCAACCACCACATCCTTCACCAACGTGAACCCCCTCTTCTCAAGGGCATCCAGTTCTTCGATTGTCTCATCCCCCTTCACCACATACTCGATCCGTTGGGGTCTCACCACGGAGAAGATGGCTGCTCTCTTCACCGGGGTTCCGAGGTATGTCACCTCACTCGTCCTCACCCACACCTTCTCTTCATCCAGGTGGACAAGGATGCAAGGCTCATCTTCCTTCACCTTCTGCACTTCGATGTCACAATGGGTCAACGTGGGGAGGTTCACATGAACCATCGATCCCTTCTGTATCTCCACCTCTTTGTCGATCTCCCTGATCACCTCAAGGTGAGCGAACGCAACCCAACTCTTCCCCACCTCGAATCCTCTCGGCACAGTCTTGATCTTCCGGGAGAACCCCATGTCTTCCATCTCCTGCCCGAACTCATCAACCGTGTACGATGCCTTCCCGATCCACAGCAACCCCATCTTCCTTCCGATCCGATTCTCCACATCGTAGAACGGACACCGATTCTTGCACAGGCCATCCTCGATCCCACCCGAGTCTGTGAACCTGCACTTCCTCTCTCCCCACAACTCCACGGGATCGATCCACGTCCAACCCCTGCTGAACTTGATCCCATGATCACACGTGGGGCATCGATCCAACTTGAGGGGTAACTTCCCACACACGTGCGCCGGCGCGTCACCAACCAAGTAGATCGCACCTGCCATGCGGAACCCACACCCTCTCTTCATCACTGGAACCTGACGAATCGTTGCCATCACCCGATCTCCTTCCACATGAAAACGGGGAAGGATCGGTTGAGGGATTCCTGTCGGGTTGAGTCAACAGGCGGGTTCATCCGATCCTTCCCTCTCTCTTTCATCTCTTCCCTCACTTGGACCTCACGATCCTATACGCAAACGCATAACAGCGTCAAGGGTTTTCTTCGAGTCGATCTCTGTCCCGATAAGGCTCACCGATCTCCGGAACTCATCCTTCCGATCCGGGGTGATCTGGCATATCTCAACCTTGACCGGACGGCGGTTCTCTGTCATCACTCTCACCATCCAGGTGTCACCCTCAACCACAGGCAAGTCCACACCCATCCCGATCTCATCCAGCAGGTGGAACACCACAGTCGGACCCTCAACCTTGATCCAACCAACCTGCTCCGATGCTGAGATGGCTTCCCGGTAACTCAGCACTCCATCACCCCCTTCTCTCATCACTTCGTTGCGATCCACACCCTCAGCACTCCGTACAGCAACAGCAGGTGGAACCCTCTCTCCTGTCCCTCGTGATTCCTCACTTCGATCCCCCATTCCCATTCTGTTCCGGATCACCCTTCTCAACCTTCATCATGTAATCCACTGCCTTCTGCGCTCTCCCCGCCGCCGCAACCACCATCTTACTGTCATCCTTCAACGCTCCGAGCCAATTCTGAATGTACGCGGCTTGATTCTCGATCACCTTCTGCCCGATCCCGGTGATGTTACAGAGGAAGGCTGCTCCCATCTCAGCCACCAACTCTTCCTTCGCATACTCACTCTTCGGCTGGCCCAACTCAGCCATCCCATCCTTCCGATCCAACCGATCCGGATGGCCTGTCGAGTGAACCAACTCGTGGAACTCTGCCGAGTACACCGTCTCCGAACTCTCGAATGTCTCCCTCTTCGGCATCCTCACCTCATCCAAGGCCGGGGAGTAACACGCTCTCCCACCACCCCACTTGATCACCGGGGGATTCGGCATCCCCGACACGATCTCTTCACACCTCTCGATCACATGGTTCCCGTTCCCCTCTTCCTGCGCCTTCTTCCACTCGGTGATCCTCTTGTGATCCAACCCCTCACACTGTTCCACATTCCACACCTTGTAGTAGCGGAGAATCGGGAAGGTGTCGATCACCTCTCCGGCGTCCTTGTCCTTCTTCTCAACCCATCTCCAAAATATGATCACCGTTCCCTTCTCATCCTTCTTCACTCTACCACCCAACTCATTCACCTGCTTGAAGCTGAGCCAGTAGGGGCACTCATATCCCTGCATCCCCGTCAGGATGATGTTGATTCCCCGGTACGGCCTTCCACTCAGTAGATTCGCCGGGGCGAACTGTCCACTCAGCCAAGGCTTGTGCCACGGTACCGTTCCCTTCTCCAACTCTTCGATGATCCGATCCGTGACCATCTGGTAAATCTTCTCCTGTCCAGTCATGTCACCTTCTCCCTCTTCTGAACCCACGTGTCACCCTGAACACATCTCCCAACCCTGAATCCTCTCTCTTGGCCTCTTCAACTCTCATGTTCATCATGTCGACAATAGTACCGTATACCTTGAGGAATGTCAACGTCCAATAGATACTATACATTATAGTGAGGGGGAACCTTATATGCTACACGGACTTAGGAGGGTAACTTTTTTGTACTTTTTTTGGGGTTTATACCTTCGAGAATCACCGTGTGGCTCACGGAGGGGTCACACCGACATCAACCACCTGATCACCTCATTCAACCTGCCACTCGTGTGATCCCTCAACCACACCATCACATTCCAGTATGCACGATGAACCCAACTCTCGTATGTCGGGTCTGCCTTCCCCCACCACCCATCTCTCGTATGTCTCACGTGTTGGTAAATGTCATCCCCGATCCAGTGGAATCCGATCACGGTCGGAATCAGGAACCACCAACCACTTGTCTCCCATATCCCGATGAACCCGATGAAGAGCATGATCACTCCCCAATACCAGTGATGCGCTTTCGCCCACTCTCTGTTCTCACTCATCACATCTCCCAGGTGGATGCGGGGACCACCTCACGTCCTCGATGAAAGGGGGTTCCCAAGCCCGAAGATCGTTCCAGTGATCCCCACGGCCTCACCAACCTGTCACAAAGTTGAAGGTCGTCACGAGGATTGGATTCTGTCCATCCCATCCACCACCGACCTTGAACTGGAACTTCTGCTTCATCACCCTGAAGGGCATTCGTAAACCACCATACGCTCCCACGTACACCTCATCATCGGGGAATCCGTTGAAGATCGCTGCACCTTCTCCGATGAACTCCACTCCACTCCACCGGATGATCGACACTCCCATCCCTGTGAAGTTAAGATCCGGTAACCCATCTCTGATCACCTGATCTGTGAAGAAGATCAACCTGCTCACTTCGGCGGTTAACGTACCCTCTTCCTCATCGATGATGTCCGGGCGATAGGTTGCTCCAATCGGGTAACCCCAACCTCTCACCCTTCCCTCATCATCGAAGCTGAATATGCCCCCTGTCCCACCGTTGAAGCTGGTGTTCGAGGGCGTGGCATCCTCACCTCTCCCGATCCCCACCATCAGGATCAGGATCACCATCACCAACCACACAAATCTCTTCATGTTTCCCCCTTCCTCAGGAACCCCCCGATCAACCTCGTAGTTCCCGATCCATCTCATCTGTCCACTCGATTCTTCCGGGGTTGGGTAATCTCCCTGCCACCTAGGGAGAATTGTTTCCCTCTCCCCCCCCCATACCCCCCCCCTCTCTCTTCTCTCTTCTCATCTCTCTCTCTCTCTCTCTCTCTCTTCACCTCTCTCTCTTGCTTTACCTGCTATGTCTCGAATCCCCTCAAGCAGCGGGTAGAGGGCTGTTCCTGATCCCCCTGTGAGTGCTGCCATGGCGCCGGCCACCTTCAACGCATCTCCGAAGGGTAACCCCAACCACTTGATGCACACGATGAACACTGCGAACCCGAACACCCCCCCCGTGATCCCACCGATCAGGGCACTTGTGGCCTTCTTCGATCCCACGATGAAGGGCTTGATTTCCACAGCCATGTCCAAAACCCCCTCTCAGGTCACCTCTCAGGCCGATTCTCAGCCCCTCAGGCGACGCTCAAGCCACGATCTCCCTTCAACCCGACTCCTGAGTCCTGTTCGGAGAGATCGTCCAATAACAGGCCCAAAATCGCCTCATTCTCTCAATCTCCTGATCCCAAGGATCCGTCTGGTGGAATAGGGGCTCACCCTCACCTCATCACCCTGATTGCCACCCAACAGGAACACCTCATCATCAGTCCTTCCCGCGTAGAACCCCACGTGGCCGGGGGCATCGATCACCTGCGGCCCCGGCTGTGGTTCCTTCCCTCTCCACAGGATCACCACATCGAACCCCGGTCTCGCATCATCCAGGTGGACAGCATTCCCCACCTTCAACCACGATCTGGCTCTCAGGCTCTTGCTCCGGGGTAACCTCAACAGCCACGCAACGTAATTCACGAATGCCGAACACCATGGAACCTCATCATCCTCAGGCCACTTGGCATCCAGCCTAAGCATGGCAAGGATCATCGGGTTCGCTGTCAGTCCATTCACTTCTTTCATCCCCACAAACCTCTGAGCGATCCTGAACGCTGTTGTCCTCAATCCACACATCTCCGATCACCCCACCTTCCCTGCGATCTCCTTCAGGAGTGTCTTCATCTCCTGTTGGTTCTTCTCCATCGTCTCGAAGGTCTTCAGGCATCCCTCTCTTCCCACCTCAAGCATCCTCAACCTCTTCTCCTGTCCTTCCGTCCAACCCTGGATTCGGTCAACCTCTCGACACAGGAACGCACTCTTCGAGTTACCACCCCCCGGGTTCCCCTTCGCTGCATCACTCGATCTCAGGTAAGCGAACATCTCCCGGATCAGAATGAAGATCACCACCCCCACCACCCCGTACTCCGCAAAGTTGTCCATCCTCTCCCCCTACGTGAGATAGTCCGATTCGAGAAGGTACAACTCCACCATCGAGTTCGCCTTGAAGGACACCCTCATCACCCAAAAGTATCTCTTCTGCGTGGCACCTTCCCACAAGCCCCTCGTGGCATCCAAGTAATTCGGATGCTTCAACCCCACCTCTTGCATTGTCTCATTGTCGAACGCCACGATCTTCCCCATCTCGATGTCGTAATACCTCAACGGCAGTAACACCTGAACCCAACACCGGGGTTGATACCAGAGATCAGCCATCATGTTCCGAACCGCAACCGCTGCATCCTTCTCTCTGATCCAGGTGGCGGTCAGGGTGAACGGCTTCACCCCGAAGGCGCTCTCACTTACGGACAGCTTGGTCTTCTCCGTGTAATCATCCGTGCCCTCTCCATCATCCGAACTCGTTCCGGTGCAGAAGGCCTCTTTCATGAACTTCCCGTAAAGGTGTGAGAAGGCATACTTCACGTAGATGTTGTTCCTCACCTTATCACATGGAGTGTAACCACACTTGATCTTGAAGATGTCTGTCCCGGTGATCGTGGGTGAGTATGCATTCCGTGACCGGGGTGATCCCCAATAGACGATCCCGAACTTCCGATCTTGATTGATCACCAACGCTGTCCCGGTGTTCCTGCACACATCGAGGATCACCTGTCGCACCGATCTCTGCTTAGACATCCAATGCGCGATCTTCACATTGTCCCCGGAGAGATCACTTCTCACATCCACGAAGTTCCCATGGTTCCCCGTGCCGGCCTCGATCCTCGTGGATCTCACATTTGCCCACTGTGATCTCTTCAGCATCATGTGAATCACCGAACTCGGCAACTCGATCAGGGCATTGGTGGTTCCGGTGTACTGCCCTGCATTGTCATCGTTGAATCCCTTCCCCTGCACGAACATCTTCTTCCACGGAGTGTTGACCATGTCTGTCATCACCCTCTCATTCAACTGGAATGCACAGCACAGGCAGCAAGCCTTTATGTGTCCGTAATCATCTCCACTCGCCCCGGTCATCTGCGCTCTCAACTCCATGTTCTCCGGAAGATCGCTCACGTTGGTGACCCCGGTTGAGTAATTCCTCGTCACCATAAAATTCGTCTGTGAAGAAGAGAGGGTTGTGCTCGTGGTAAGGAACCACTGCGAATTGTCGAGATCATAAAGCCCGAAGGTGATGGCAGCTCCCCCGGTGAGAACCGAGTCCACAAGGAACATGGCCTGAACCTTGATCGACACCCCACCCCCATTGTAGATCAACTCACCATAGTCGTAAGGCCTCTTCAACGGAAGAGCCAGCATCAGGTTCGATTGATCAACCGTGGCATACGTGGTGATGTCCTTGTCACATGCCTTCATCGGATCGGTGGCGGTGTTGTTCGATGAATACGTTTCAGGGATCATCGGCAACATGGCTTGGCAATCCCAATTCGGTGAAATCTGCGGAGATGCTGTCCAGGCTTCCGGATTGGCTGAGTTGTTCTGGTACAACGTATCATCCTCGAAGATCAACACATCCTCATCCTGCCCCTTGAGGTACACCCCCCTCTTCGTTGACTGAGTCCCGAACTCCTTCCACCGATGCCTTGCTGCTGTGAAGGTCGAATGGGCATTCCCCGTCTGGTAGGTGTACTCGCAAGCCAATGGCCCCGTGTACGTGGGATCGAACAGGCCCATCCGCTCTCTCTCTTTGTTCGTGGGATTCGTGGTGTAATCCCCGAACACGATCGGCTCGTACTCATTCCTGCACCTGTCCGGTGCGCCGGTATAGAACTTCCTCACCGGGACATACTTCTCCAACTCCAACAGCGGCTTCGCCCTCATCACCACCGTGTTCTCCGGTTCCTGCCAAAAGCAATCCACCACCACCCCATCCCATATCCTCTTCTCGTACCACGTGCCATCCGTGTCCTGAACCAATATGTACGCCCTCAACTCGACACCATGAACCCACACATCAGCCATCATGTCCATGTAGTTGTACTGATCATCCCACGGGTACATCCGATCGTTGATGAACGTCACGGTGATATCACTGATCTCGAACACCGGGTTCCCCCACTCCATCCTGAAGGTGATGTCCGAGTGTGACTTCACGAAGGGACCATATCCGTAATTGCTCCCCCCACTAATAAAAACGGGTTCCGTGGATGCGTAGAATGATTTCCCCCCCAAGCCAACGTAGAACCCATACGTCTTCTTGGTTCCCGGTTTCTTGATTGCGGAAGCGAAGGATCCAGCCATCAGCGAACCTCGATGAACTCATAAGGGATCAGGGTTTGGGACTGTTGAAGGACATCGTATCTCCACTCCCTCGTGTTCCACTTCACATGCCATGCCTTCCCCATCGTGTTCACGTGATCGATGTCGATTCCGTAAAGGTCAGAGATGATCAACGTCTTGGCATCCAACCCTTGGTAAAGGATCATCCTCTCCGTCTCCGTCCTCACCGCACTCATCGATGGATTCCTGATCAACCAGGAGAAGACATTCGGGCACTCCCCTCGAGGATTCCGGTGTTCGTACCCTGCCAGTGTCTGGTTCACATCCGTCACCGACTTCCAACCACGGCTCACCGGAATCTTCGGAGCGTTCACGTTGATTGCCTGCGTGGCGAGGTATACCCTTCCGATCTGTAACTCATCATCCACCCCTGTCCACCTCACCCTCACATACCTTGTCTGCGGCGTCGAGATGTTTCGGATGAAGAAATCCGCATTCCCGATCTCACTCTCACCATACGCACCACCCACATTCGCCCAGTTGGAACCATTGGAGCTGTACTCGAAATATACGGTGGCCGCTCCGCAGTCCGAGGTATTGTGATTGCAGATCGCCCAACCCCTGATCACCTCGTATGGCCCCGATGCTCCGAAATCGAACTGCACCCACACATCCACTCCGGTTCCGGGGTCGACAGTCCTGATATAGGAATGCCGTGATCCATCCAACAGGTTGTCAAGGTTCCCCTTCGAGAGAGAATGAGAACACGTGACGGTGACCGATCCTGCCTTCACGAGCAGGGCATCCCGGTACAGGATGTGAACAATGGCGTTTTCCTTCCCTGAATAGATTCCCATCATCTCACCTCATCAGCGTATTCCATCTCCTGCCCGAGCGAGCCATACCTCAACGCTTCCCTGATACTCTCCGAATCAATCCCGCTCAAGTGGTAGTGTCTCTCGATCACGGTGGGTCTCCCACCCCACCCCGTTCCGGTGGAACCCTTCAACTCCCTTCTCATAAAATCCACGAGGCTCTTCGGCAACACCATCTCTCCGGCTGTCAGCCGAGCCAGGACACGATCTCTTCCCAACGCTCCCGTGACCAGACCGCCAGTCTGGTAACCTCTCGGCACTTCTCCACCTTCCTCGAAGGGCAATCCCATTAAGGTCTTCAACGCTTTTATGATCAGCATCTTCGCAATGATCTTCACCAACTCAGCGACCACGGCCTTCGCCATCTGTTTCACTGCCGCTGCGAACCCCTTGGCAAAGTTCTCACCATGCACCAGGCTCTGTGCCATCCTCTGTCCGAACACATCCCCGAACCGATCCCCCAACCCCATCATGTCGGCACCTGCCTCACTCATGATCTCCCCGATCCCAACTGCCCACTCTTCGTAAGGCCACAACTCAGGAACCTCTGGCCCGAAGGGCTGCTCTTCCTCTGGCCCTGCCATCGTCAACCCCTTCTCTTCCCACGGGGTTGTCGGCGCCGCGGGCCCAATCACCTCTGGCCTTCTCCTCAGCTCAACCTTCCTGATCTTCGTGTCCAGTTCCGACCATGAAGCTGCGATAGCCTTCACCTTCTTGTCGTACTCACCCTCTTCGATCCTCTTCATCTCCTCCTGGACATCCCTCAGGAGATCACGGGTCTTCTCCGCTCCCTCTGCAGCCTCTTCCATTGCACCACCCAATCCCCATCCAACCTCTTTTGCGGCTTCATCGGTGGCCTCGGCGACTTCGTCCATGGAATCATCCAACTCGCTCAACTCGTTCCGTGCTTTCTCAATCCCCTCGATCGCACCATCCAACCAATCCACTCCCAGCTTGTCGAGCAACCACCCCAACCCCTCAAGCATCTTCTGGACACCCGACAGGACAGCGTCGGCAGCTTTCACCATTGCCTCTGCGATCTCCTTCCTGAACTTGATCACCACGACTGTCACAGCACCGATTGCCATGATGATCAACCCCACAGGCCCTGTCATCAACGTGAAGGCTGCACCTACTGGCCCCGCAATGGCTATGATGCCCGACAGGGCAGCGATCAACCCACCTGCCCCCGCAATCGCCGACAGCACACCCAACACCACCTTCGTCAACTTCGGGTGTTCCTGAATCCACTTCCCGAAGGATGCGGTGGCCTTCGACACCTTCTCCATCAGTGAGATGATCGCGGGGGCAAGTGCCATGGCAATCTGTATCTTCACTCCATCAGTCGCCGCTTTCGCATCTGTCATCCGGTCAACGTACTCTTCCCACATTGCCCCCTGTTCCTGCGACATCGTGAACCCCAATGCTTTCGCTTCCTTCATCAGGTCTTGGAACCCTTCCTTCCCCTGATTCAAGATCGGCATCAGTTCCATCCCACTCCTTCCGAACAGCTTCACCGCGATCCCCAACTTCTCCGTTTGGTTGTCCATCTGGCTCATGGAATCACTCACCTCGAAAAGCAACTCTTCCATCGACTTCAGTGATCCATCAGTCTTCGTCACACTCATACCCAACTTGTCGAAGAGGTCTTGGCTCATCTTCAACCCATCATTCGCATCAAAGGCATTCTGGGCGAGTTTCTTCAACCCCATCGTGAGCTTTGTGAAATCGGTTCCCACTCGATCTGCGACAAAGGACAACTGCGTGAGCGTATCCGTGGCAATCCCTGTCCGTGCCGATGTCTTCGCCATCCGATCACCGAACTCACTCATCTCACTCATCGTCTTCTTGATCGGCATGATGATCGCCGCACTCATGGCACCTGCGGCCGCACCAACCATCAGGAGGTTCTTGTTGACACTCGCCATCTTCTTCGAGGCCTTGTCGAACTCCCCACTCATCTCATTCTTCGCCCGCAGGATCACCTGTACGACGTTAGCCACGTTTCCTCTCCTGTTCGATCTTCTCTGTTATGATCCGATCCAACTCCAACCCCCACGCGAACGTTGCAAGGTTGAACTGCCAATTCTCACCCGACACCTGAGCCACTTCATGGGGCAGACGGCTGTACCTCTTTGCCATCTGATCCACTATCATCAGGCTCTGCCTCTTTGCGAAAGGGACTCTCATTCTCCGTTCCGAGGTCACTCAACGCCAACACCTCATCCACAAGGAACTGCCAATCCTTCTTCACCTCGGAAGCCCATATCCCATTCGGAGGACACGGTTCACCTGTCTTCACCAACATCAACTGCGGTGTAGGGATCACAGCCGCAACCACGCAATCCTCACTCCAATCGAGGTTCTTCCTGATGTTCCCCCTCTTCACATCATCGGGGATCATGCTCAACACATCGAACTCTTCCTCTTCCTCGACACTCTCCCCTTCCTCGCCACCCTTCCCCTTGATCTTCTCCATCACCACATCCGGAACCTGATCGAGGATCGCCTGTGCTTCGAGTGCATCCTTCTTCAAGGGTATCTCCCCGAACTTGGCGAAATCGAATGGCCCCAACGCCCTGATCGGAAGCTTCCAACCATAGGTCGGTAGCGTCACGATCTTCCGGGTTACCTTGTGGATCTCCGAGGCTGGTGTCACCTCTTCCATCCACTTTTCCTTCTTCACCTGATCCACCTTCAACCCCCTTTCGTTCACCCCGATCTCAGGGTGCCCATGCCTGATCACTGTTCCAGATGTCAACCTGGAACGGCTCTTCTGCGTTCCCCTTGTATCCCTCAAAAGCCCACGTCTGTTTCACCACTCCACCATCAGCGATCTTCGGATCACCCGAAGGCGTGATGATGTTGTACGGAACCACGATCTGGAAGAGGTACTGAATTGCTCCGGTGATGATCGGACCGTTATGGATCAACTCCAACTTGAAGCTCGTGCCGGCGCGGAACTTGTCATGGAGTGCTGTGAGAATCGCCTGATCCACCCACGTCTCCATCGTGCCACTTATCTGGGTCGGCCCCTGTCGATCCGGTTCCACGATCACATTGTCACATATCGTGTAACTGTCCTCTTCGAGAAGATTGTTGAACGTGAGGTTCACATTCCTCACCATGGCACACCGATCCGTATCATCAATCTCGATCAACCCATAACTCGCGAGGATCGGCGTGTGCGCAGGGAAGGTCGGTGTCTCCGTCGATGCCGGGGTATCTCCATCCGATCCCAACACCCCCCAGGTGGCCTCAATCGGCTTCCCCGCAACGTACCTGATCTCACACGTGTTGAACTTGCAACCCATGTACGCGAAGTCCTTGATGTCCCGATTCGCATGGATCGACATTCCCAAGGGGAGCGTTCCATCACTCGCCTTCTTGAACGTATGCTTCCCCACCCCTGACTCTCCGGTGTCAATCGAGTGGCTTCCCAACAGGTTGTACCAAAACCTCTCCATCCCCTCGAAATGGAGCTTGGTGACGATGTCACCACTCACCTTCTTCAACCCCTCGTAAGGTGATGTCCTGTAATATGCATCCACCAACTGATCCTCGAAATCCTGAGGGATCTCAAGGTCGAGGGACTCATTCATGATCCGGACGAAGTCCGTGGACGCAACCTTGGTTCCGTACGTGGACTCCTGTCCGATCCCGATGAAACCTTTGCTACCTGTCATCTTCGCCATGATCTCTCCCCTTCATCATGTCGTGAGCGTGATGTGATGATACGCACACGCTATGTCCACGAACGCCATTGCCCGATTCGAGTCCAACACTCCCTCGATGCTCCACTCCACCCTCTTCACCCAACACTCGAGCAATCCATCCAACTCCAACGGAGGGAGTCCTGTTTGATTGTCTTCATCAACCGCCCTCTCGATGTCGGCAATAAATCGATTGAGTTCTGTCGTCTGATCATCGGGATCAGCGAACACACACAATGCCACCCGAACTCTCCACAGGGCTTCGTCCGTGTACGATGCCTGTCTCTCCCGATCCTCTTCTGCCCCGTACACCACGATCAAGGGGAACTCAGGCTCATCCAACTGATCAATCGGTGTCGGTCTCCGGATCACCGACTTCACAGTCAGGTTGTAACCTGCTGTCTCATCGATCTCATTCAACCTCGTCACCAACGCCTCGATGATCTGCTCTCTCATATCGTCAATCACCACCTTCAAGTATGGACGGAGCGATACCGTTCCGTAATCACCCGAATAGCCCATCAACCACCTCATGTTCGGAGGTGGATGTGATGCCTTCACCATCAGGTTTATATCGAAAGTCCCTGTCCTCGGGATCGCTGCTTTCATTGACTCATCGAACTCCAACTCCCAATAGCCCCCGACATCATCCGAATACATGTCTGCCCTGAACCTCGATTGCTGCCACGCTGTGAACTCACTTGTGCTGTCCACCCACTGTGATCCATCCAGCGGGATCGTGAACGGCGTGGCGAGAATCCCCATCTGGTATATTTGAGGGGTTGACTGATCATCCCATATCCTCATCCTCAACTTCACCGTGGTGAGCCTGTCATCTGCGAACCTCACCATGTTCGTCATGTCGAACCTCATGAAACACTGCGACCACATCCAATTCGGTGATCCCCACTTCGGATCGATCCAATATCCCTTCCCCCATTGGAGGTTGTCGGTATCCCCATAATCCTCTTCACCACTCTCTGCGAGATCAAAATCCACCCTCGTCACCACGTTCAACCAACTCACCCCACTGGCTGCTCTCAGGTAATCATCGTGTACCGGGAACAGCTTCACAGCAACCCTGCCTTCCTCAGCCCCAGGTGGACTTGATTGTTCCAATCCTTCGTCATGATCGGGCCGAACTCCCTTTTGCTCGGAGCGAAATACGGTCTCCCGGGCACGATGGCGAAGGGTCGGAATATCACCTCACCACTCCACAGTGTTATCCTCAACACCTTCGCCTTCTTCGGAAGTATCATCGTGCTCGCTGGCCTCTCATGCATCTCCGCGTACTTCGCTGCGGTACTCTGTTTCGGCACACCAACCACTCCATCCACCGATCCACCCTTGTGCAACACCTCATGTTTGATCGATCCACCCAACCCCGCACTTCCACTTCTCATCGTGAGCTTCCCCGGAACCGGGGCTGTACCCTTGCTCACCCTTCCGAAATGTTCCTTCTTCACGTGTCCGGTGAACATGATGCACTCCCGGAGCATGATCTTCCCCGGGTCGATGAACTGTCTGGCCTTCTTCATCTTCCCCTGTAACTCCGGGAGGCCTTCCCACGTCACATCGATCATGTTAACCCACCCGTGGCCTGATCAAGTCCGACACCAACCGCATGATGTCCTGATCGATCACCTTCTCAATCAGGAAGTTCATCGTCTCACCACTTCGAGAGATCGATGCAAGTGTCTCATTCGATCTCGACTGCATCTTGTACAACCTCTTCACGATCATCACACACGCCTGCTTCCAGTGATCCTTGATCTCCCCTGCGGCGAACCCACCCTTGTAGGTGAACGTGATGTTCCGATACCCTCTCGTGAAGATGCGTTGCATCAACCTCACCTCAGCGATCGCTGCATCCATCCTCACCTGTTCCTCATCAGCAATCGCCGTGGCATCTATGTCCGACTCGTACTTGATCTCGATCAGGGACAGGTCGTTGATCGGAGGATGCCACAGCCTCATCTCCTGTGATCCATCCCCATCCCTCACCTCTTCCTCGGCGGTACTCCGAACCAGGATGCGGCGATAACACAGGCTGTTCTCCATGTAATCGGTGACCCGATTGATCAGGGTGCGAACCCAATCATCATAGTCTGCGACCTCTGTGATCTTCCCCCCGATCCACTCCTTCACCTCATCCTCTGTCACGAATGCATAAGCGTGCAGGGTTACGGCCATGTCATCTCACCCTCTTCATCGGCGGTCTGCGCATCATGCGATCAAACTGAGGCATGTCTTCTGATCTTATCACATCACCCCCCACCCTGATCTTCTTCATCCTCTCCCTCTGCCTTCTTCCCCTTGGAGTCGACGTACTTGAACTGCTTCGGGTACGCTGCCTTCAACTCCTTCGCCTTCTCCGGGGTGATCTCCACACCGATCTCCTTCACCTGATCAGGAAGGAACATGAACACCCCATCGTTGTAGCTCGTCAACCCAAGGTGACCCTTCTTCCCCTTCAACAGCTCGAACTTCATGAACCCCTTCTTCTTCTTCTCTCCGTCCTTCGGCATCTCGAACCCCCTTTGCTAATGCCTCTTCTCTCCACTCCCTTCTCCCATCCCGATCCCCCCAGGTGGAGGGGAGAGTGGACGGCTCTCCCCCCCCTTCCTGAGGCCGGGGCTGCACAGGATCACCCTATGTTGTACCCGTACACCACATCGTTGTCACCAGCACCCCAGAGATCGATGAACGCATTCCTCTGGTAACTCACGATCCCGATCCCACCACTGGCCGCATAGACTTCCTGCAGAATCTTCAACTCGAACCCGTGTCTGATCCCTCTCACGAAGCAATCCTTCCTGGCGCACAGGAGCCCGGTCTTCGTGGTTGTCACATCATCGTAGACACCCGATGCGTTGAGATTGGCAGGGAAGTACTCGCTTACCACGATGGGGATGTTCATCCACTTCCCAAGCTCTCCCTTCAGGATCACCGCGTTCGGACCGTACTTATCCAACGTCCATATGTTGGCAAGCTCGAGGAACTTGAAGAACCCTGCGAGAGATGTGACGAACACCAACTTGCCGATGTCCCCCGCGTAGATGCCCATCAGGGCGAGCAGGGATCGAAGCGTTGTCTCCGAGAAGGTTCCCATGTCGAGCGTGGCTGCGGTCTTCACCTCTTTGGCGATATACCTCAACCCATCCATAGCCTTCCGGTAATCATTCGCTGCGATCGCACCACCACCGATCTCCAAATCCATCGCAGTCGTGGCCTGTCCGTTGATCAGGACATTCTCAAGGGCGACAGCATGGGCGAGTGTCTGCAACCTCTCCACATACGGGATCACGGGGATGATCGTGTCCTCGGTTGCCTCATCTGCGACCACCGTCCGACACACACTCTTCTTGGCGGTGAGGGACTTGTTCGCCACCGTGGACTTCGAGATCGTCCAGCTCTGTGATCCATCCCCCGGATCATCGGCCAGCTCACCACCCAGGTATGCCACAAGGTCGGTTCCCTCAAGCGGCAGGGTGTACGTCGGAGTCGGCATCGTGATTGCCTCGAACAGGTTGGCGACCTTGAGGGCAATCCTCACCTTCTCATACATCCTTCCCGCGTACTGCGTGGGAACCCAACTCGACACATCCCCACCCGCGTCCATCACCTCATCGGCTCTCAGGATGTGCCTTCTCACCTGCTCGACAAAATGCCAATACCTCTTCGATGTCCGGGGTGTTGCCTTGTCCAACCACTCCTTGTTCCATCCCGTGAAGGCTCCCTTGTCCTTCGATCTTGCGATCATCCCGCAGATGAGGAGGGCGGTATGCGCCTTCTGGTACATCTCCATCAACTCATCCTCGGGACGCTCCGTGCCCTTCTCCATCCTCTTCATCCACCGCGTGGAACTCATGCACCTCTTCACCGGATCGAACTGATCATCCAGAATGGAATCCACATCGTTCCACTCTTCGTCATCCACCCTCAGCATTGCCGGGGGCAACTGCGAGTTCACCCTGAACTTGGCGAGATCAGCCTGGACAGCATCCACCTTCTCCCTCACCTTCGAGAGATCACCCTTGCTCTCCTTCGCCATGTCCTTCAAGGCGACCACAGCCTGTTTCATCTCCTTCTGCTCACGCTTGACATCATCAAGCATCTCGCGTGTATCAGCCATGATCTTCTCCTCCTTCTCGAACCCCACACTCCGGGGTTCAGCCTAATCCTCTCTCGGTATCAACTCCCTGATCCCCTCATCCAACTCTCTATCACTCAAGCCCTCTGTGAGAGCAACCAAGTCCCTCAACTGCTCATCCACCTCACCCCACTCCCCATCCTCATCACCCTTCTCACCCTCGGACGTAGATCCTGCCGACTTCAACGCATTCAAGGCCCGAACTGTAACCCTGCAAGCGTTGATCGCTGCATCCACGATCTTCATGTTCTTCGCTGAGATCACCTTCCCCAACCGATCTTCCTGTTCCTCAGGGGCTGCACCTGCGGTCTTCTCCGTCCAGTCCAACCCCAACTCCCTCTCGATCCCCAACACTTCATCAAGCCCCTCAATCGGGAACCTCACATCGGTGCCCTCGATCTTCAACCCCTTCGCAAGTTCCTCTTTGTGATCGTTCCACCACTTCTTCGCACCAGCCATCCCCCAACCATCCTTCTTGTTGAAATGGATCGACTGTGCGTGAAGCTTCCCATCGTCCTTCTTCCCCGGGTACTTCCCCCTCACGATCTGCACATCCTTCTTCCCCTTCACATCGAAGGTCAGGATCACAAAGGTCTTCTCGTTGAACGCTTCCGGTGGCTTGATCTGATACCTGATCTGCCCCTTCTTCGCATCATCCTCGTTGGTGTCTTCCCACCCCGGCCGCATCGAGGCCTCTTCCAGGTAAACGAACTCTCTCATTGCCCGAACCAACACTCCCTGCGGATCGCTCAGGCTGAACTCCATCATCCTCTCCACCAATGCACCACTGTCCATCGGTACCGGAACAGCCGATGTCTCAAGCAACCTTGCCTCAAGCACTCTCAGGAACCCCTTCTTCTCTTCCTCGGGCTCAACCCTCTCATACTTCAAGGTTTTCCACCCAACACTCACCGCGGAGAGGTCTTTCGCCATGTACATATCCCATGCGAAGATCGCCCACGGGTTCCTTCCAACCGCAAACTCGTACTGCACCATCAACCCATCTTCCACGATCTCCCAATCCACGGCATGTCCGAGGCTCTTGAACACCGAACTGTAATTGTGAGCATCGAGGAACACCGGGTTCTCCATGTACGTCGGCATGTGTTTCTTCCATGCGGTGGGTTCGATCATGATCCCGTCATCACACAACGCATTGGTACTCGCCTTGAACCACAACCTGTAATTCTCGAGGTCGGGCTTATACTTCCCTTCCGCTTCTCGACACGCCATGAACTTCAGGACCCGATCCTTCACTGCTCCATCGTCATTCGTTCGAGTGCCTTGAGGGCTTCCTGTTTTCTCTGCCATGATTCTGTCCCCTTCCCACCGGACGGGTAGAACTCCCTCTCCCACTTCGTTGTCACCCGTTCCAGAATGGCCTTCTGTGACACAACCGCAATCATGTCACACCGACAGTTTATCGTATCCCCCGGGTCTCCACTCTGATCTCCGGGGTACATTATGTGAAGGATCGGGAAGGGATCACTCAACGGAACCTGCCTCTCATGCAACTCACCATGTTCCTGTCTCGTGTCATCATCCATCGATGCCAACCACTCCTTCATCTCCACCACACCACTCTCTTCCCACACATCCATCTGCGTGTGTTGAACTGCCTGAACCACCTCTGTCCGGGCAATCGTCTTCACGTTGTGTCTTCGATGAAGGAACACTTGATCAATGGCCTTCTCGATCTCCCTTAGTTTCGCACCTTCACTCAACCCTGCGGACGTGGCTTCCTGCAACGCCTTGAAAGTGGCCTCATCCACCATCTTCAAGGTTGTCCCGTTCAGGTTAGTCACCATCTGCATCGATTGAGTCTGCATGAAGTTCTGAACCTTCGGATTGTCGATCCCGAACTGGATGTCTATCGGCACCGATTCCTTCCCATGCTTGATCCCTTCCTTCACTGCAACCACGAGGCTCGCACGTGAGGCTTCCCTTGCCAACTCTTCCATCTCACTCGGATCGATGAAGTCATCCACACCCCTCACCTCTCCACCATCACCCCGCGCCTTCAACCTCTTGATCATCCCCTTCTTCTGCTCTTCCAACATCTCGAACAGCAACCCCCGAACCCTTCTCTCCGTAACATCCAACCGCCTGTGATACATCCTCAGCCGGCGCACCTGCTTCACCGTGTACTCCACCCTCGTCTTCTCTCCACCCTCTCCATCCTTCTTCGGGACAGGGCTTCCACCACCCATTGCACTCTCGGCTGTGATCATCGACATCGGGACCATCCAGGTGTCACCCCACGCAACCTTCTCTTCCCCGTAATACTTCTGCCTGATCTCGTTGATCGTGAGAATCCCCTTCGATGCCAACTGTACTGTCACCGCCGCCTTGTCCTTCTCGTTCTCCCTGAATGCCTCAACCTCGGTCACATCGAACTGGCCCACGATGTTCTCTCCGAACCTCCGGAAGAGGAATTGATTCGCCACCGCTTCCACCTTCTTCAACTTCGGCATCATCGTGTACACGGCGAACTGCCTTCTCTGTGTCTCAGCCGTGGCATAGTTCACATGCTCAAGCAGGGACACCATCACCGGGGGAACGTTGAAAACCGCAAGTATCTCTTCCCGATTCATCTTCCTCAGGGCAAGGAACTCCATGTCCTTCTGCGACAGCCCCATATCCTTCCAGTCGATCTCCCCGAACATCAGGGCTGTTTTACCTGCGTTCGTCACCCCTCGATGCGCCTTCTCCCACTCCTTCCTCAACAGTCTCAACTGATCATCATTCATCGTGTGCTTCGACACGAGGAACCCCCCGGGTCTTGCCTGATTCGCAATAAACGCCTCGTTGTACTTCGCCGCGCCGACATCTGCATTCACTGCTCTCATGGCTGCCCGGACGGTACTCTGCCCATAAAGCGGATCGTACGGATTGAAGGTCTTGAAATGGATCACCTGATCCGGACGCAGAGCATACTTCTTCGATCCCGATCCCGGCTGGTACAGGTAACCCTGGATGAACTGCGACCTGCCCGGAACCACCTTCATCTTCGTTGGATCCAACACCCACAACTGGACAGGCAACCCCCCCTCACCCTCAACCACCAACCAATACGCATTGCCATTCAACTCCAACCCACCGAATGTATTCTCCCACAGGTCGAACCACGTGTGCGCCGGGTTCACCTCTCTCATCAACACACATGCCGGGTGATCCTCAGGGAGCGGAACCTTCTGATCGAACCTCTTCCCCTTCGGTATCTCATACACCCTGAACGGAATGCTCGATCCGAATTGAGAGATCACATGGGTGCAAGCGTAAACCCACTGCACCTCGCTGAAGTATCTCCGGTGGAGATCGTCCACATCCAAGATCGGATCGGCACCACTGTCGAACTCCATCTCTGAGAACGCCCCCAACTGAACCTTCCGCGCTCCCAACACCGATAGCAGGTGTTCGCCTAACCATCCCCGAACACTGTTATCCGGAAGCCTCAGCAATTCACGCTGTCCCCAATAGATTCTCATAGCACAACCACCCTCGGTCTTGAATGTACCTGCGACTTGATCCCTCTCACCACATACCGAATCCAATCCGCACCATGATCTCTCTGCCCCTTCGCCGGCTTCCCCGTACTCTCCCCATCCTTCCCCAACTCCCAGGTGTAGGTCTTGCAATCCGCAAAGCTGTGCGGACACGCTGGACTCCACGTCAACCCCGGGACCATCCTTCCCCCTTCAACCACTGCCCTCAGCACTCCCTCATCCTCGATCTCGGTCTGGATCATGTGCGTCACATCACTAATCCCACCCTTGATCGAGGTATCCGCCCTCTCCGCCGCGATCCCCTCATTCACCAACCTCTCGATGTTCCCCGGCTCTTCATGCCCACACCACCACTTCGTAACCCCCCACTCCCTCGACATCACCCGAACCCGATCCACGATATCGTCCAAGCTCATGTGACTCCGGTACTCTTCCTCGAACACATGAGCACACCTTCCATCCTGCGTCACCCCCACAACTCCAAAAGCCGCGGGGTTCGTCCATCCCCAATCAATCCCCCCGAAGAAGTCCACGAACACACCTCTCCCGATCTCCTGAATGTACCTCTCTTCCCACTGCTCCAACATCCCGTAGATCAATCCCTCGAACTGCACGAACTTCCCATCAATCTCCTGATCCCTGAACACCCCCGCGTATGTCTCTTCCAGAATGTCCACGTAATCATCAGGCAGGTAAGGGTTATCTCTCGATGAGGCATTCACCATGAACCGGTTCGGCTTGTTGTCCTTCCCGAACTCATGGAACAGCCAACCCAACCCCTTCGGAGTACCCGTAACCCATCCCCTTCTCGAACTCCCACCCATCCTCAACCTTCCAAGCAAAATCAAAAACCCCATCTTCGCAACCAACCCACCCTCATCGATCCACCACCACCACAAGTTCAAGTTCCTCAACCGATCAGGATGTTCCGTTGACCTGAACAGGATCACAGCATCATTCACCAACGTCACCTTGTTCTCCGTCTTGTTCCAATCCATGATCAACTCCGGAGGACACATTCGGAAGAACTCATATTGGGTCGAATCCCTCAACATCGGGTAGGTCGGCGCTGCAATCAACCCTACACTCTCTTCATGCTCCAATGCGAACTTCAAGGCCTGTGCACAACCACTCGTTGTCTTCCCCGATCCGATCCCCCCGATGAACGCACTCAGGAGGTGTGAGTCAACCCCGTCATGAAACAAACGCTGTAACGGATATGGATCATAGCCGATCGCCACCACCCGTTCCCCCATATTCCCAGCCGAACCACTCCCCCCCCGATCCGATCCTCTTCCCCTCTTCGATCCTCTCAACTTCTTCCCCATCGATCTTCCCCTCAGCCTTCCCTTCGGTCACCGATCCAGGTGGAAGTCGAACCCCTGTCACCACCCGATCCTTCGAGGCTGATCCAAGTCACCATCCCCCTCCGATCCTGATCATCACACCTCTCCGGTTATCCACACGTCACTCCTAAGTTGTTTGATCATAATGCCTTTGCAAGTTTACATAATACCTATTATGGGCAGTTATGTGAACCTGTGAGTCGCCATCAGGATAGCGTCTGCTCAAGATCGATCCCTCAACCCCTTGTAACTCTGTCTTCCCCTGCCGTCTCACAGCCACGATCTCACCTGTCCCCCCGTACTCCCCCTCAACTGGAATCAACTCTTCCCTGAGGGCTTCCCTGCCCCTCTCCGGGGCCGTCCCTTCTTCGAGCCCGACTTCCCGAACACCACCTTGATATTCATCGATCCCCTCACCTGAGCATCCAGCCTGTCCATCCTTCCGAAGAGATCAGGTCGAACCCTCTCCAACCACCACGCATTCGCTGTCCACTGTTCCTTCCCTGCCTTGTAAATTCTCGACACCCTCATGGAGATTGCCCGGGCTCTCCCCTTTTTTATAGCCTCAAAGAATGATCGATACGCTGGTGATTTCCCCTGTTCCCCATAACGCATCCATCTGTAAAACGTTTGTTCTGATATACCTACAGCATCACACACCGCGGATTCAGGAACACCGATTGAGATCAGGTCAACAGCGTTCTTCTGCAACTCATCATCCAGCTTCACTCTTCTTCCCATTCAACTCACCTCGATCTCTCTCCAGTTCACCCATCCAGAGGGGGTGGAAGAAGCATCCAACTGCTTCTTCTCCCCCTCTCTCCTTCCTTTAGGTTTCCTCTCTCCCCCTCATTCGATCTCTCACCACAAGGATCAATCCGATGATCACAATGCGGACCTTCCCTTGGTACCATATCAGGCCGAAGATCACTCTCAGCACCATCCATCTCATCACACTCCCTTGATCGGAACCTTGATCAGTGGGTTGATGTCATCGTGGCTCTTGGCCTTCCTCGATGAATGCGATCTTGGGTTCCGATCCCTCTTCACGATGTCTGGGCCCCACTTCCGTTGGAGAAGATTGAACTGCTCGATCTCCCTCTCCCGATTCCGGAAGTCTGCACATCCCCCGGCCTGTTCCACCTGCCGGCTGACGTAGAACACCCCGTTCAACCTCAGGGCAATCCGGTGCTTGTTCAGGTGTTGGAGGGTCATGTCATAGTCTTCCTTCAACGGAAGTCTCTCATCGTACCAGCAATCATTCCCCTTCAGGAACACCTGGAATGGCCCACCGATGTAGGACAGGGTCGAGAAGGGTGTTGCTTCCCGATACACCTGTTTATCCTGATTGACGTTGACCCCCCAAAACCATGCTCCCCAATCCTTCGCCAACATCGATGTCCTCTCAACCCACCACAGGAAGTCACCGGGGTCGATCCTCTTCCTCACACACTTCTCCCACCTGTACATCCCCTTGAGATCATCATCCACCAACACCACCACATCCACCCCACTCCCGAACTCCTGCAGCATGATCCAATTCCGCACTCTGCAAAGGTTTCCCTGTACTCCCTCATCACACTTGATCACGGTGATCTCCGGGGGCAACTTCTCTCGGTAGGCCTCGAATTGGGAGGGGTCAACATAGTACTTCACGAAGGGGAGATAGTGATGGGTCTCACACATGCCCGATCTCTTCCAACTTGGGGCGCACAGGCTGATCCTCATCGGTTCTCCCTGATCTTGGACATGGCGGTCACCCCATCGATCACTCTCCCGACACTTCGGCTCTGGAACCCCGGCTTCGCATGAAGGGGCTTCACCGACTTTAAGCCCAACACCGTCAAGGCGTGCAGCCAGTCCATCTCATTCCGGAAGTACAGCACCACGTATTGATGTTCCTCACTCAACTCTTCTGCGAACTCGATCTCCGGATCATCCGATCCCTGATCCCTGATCTCCCTCTCCATGGCCTCGAGGTCGATGTGAGGTATCTTCAGGAACCCCTTGAGGTCACCGATCTCTTCCTCAAAATCCTCTCCGATGAAGTCCCTCAATCCCTTCGATGTCACCCTGCCATATTGGCTGTTGAAGGCCAACACCATCTCTCGTGCTTCCTTCTCCGTGTCTGCCATTATCTCCACGTAAGGCAACACCCCATCCCTCACCACCCACCCCTCAGCCCTCAACTCCATCACTGCCTTCAACCTCTGGTGACCATCGAGGATGAAGTCCTTCCCACTCCAAAGCAAAATCGGGGCTGTGAACCCCGACTTCCTGATGCTCTCCTTCAGCAACTCCATGTCCGGCCGTGTGATTGTCTTCAACTCACCCTGGAACCTCTTGAACTCTTCGATGGGTTTCAACTTGCAGTCTTCCACCTTGATCTCGATGATCTTGGCGGCGGTCTCTTCCACGTGTACCCCCTTTCGTCCTCTCACCCTAATAGTGTTTTTGGGGGTCATCTCATCCGGGGGAACTTCTCACTCGGTAGGTAAATCAAGCACTTCCGACTTGTACCTGTAGGTACACCTCATCTCATCCACCAACTTCCGCACCACATCATCCCTTCCCCTCAACTTCCTTCTCGCCCTCTTCAGCAACTGCCTCACCGAACTCACCTCAACCCCGAAGGTCTTGGCGATATGGTGGTATCCCATCCCATGGACGTAGAAAAGGAGAACCCCCACACACTGGCGGGGGCTCAACACTTCCATCAGGAGATCAGCCGGGGTCAACCGAACCCTCTCAAAGCACTTCGGCGTTCCTTCCCTGAACAGCCTGTCGAGTTCGTCCACGCCCTTCTCCGATCTCCCCCTTTCGTCTCACCTCAAAGGATGTCTTCCATCGATCTCATCCCGGGATCACCCCATTCCTCTGCAACACCTCGATCTCTTCCGGAAGGGCATCCCGAACCTGCCCCTGCGTCCCCGTCACCCTCAACACCCCTTCACACCCTGCGGCTGCTTCCTGAACGGCTGTCCACACATCCTCGGTAACTGCATCGGCGTTGAAGATCACCTCGAAGCTGCCGATGTTCAACACCTTCACCTTCACGATCTCACCCCCTTCCATCTGCGCTGTATTTCCAACCCGATGTGATGCGGCACCCAGTTCGGGCGCGGCAGTCTTCCGCCAGGCATGCTCGCATGCACTGCGCTAACGTGTGATCGTTCGCACGACTCGGAGCAATACAGGCTGTTCGTCCATCCACGTTTTAGCGCACCTTCGCCGCCGCATGTTCTACATCGTTTTTTGTCCATCGTGACCTCCATGACTAACAAGAGCATTCAGGCGACGCTTTACAGCGCGCCTGATGCTTGGCGTTGGGCATTTCGGAAAACAAGTCCCGCGCCGGTGTGGATCATCTTACTCTCCTCCTCTACCATCCTCCATTAGCATTAACAAACTCCTCAAATGCCCGCAAAAACGCATCTGCTTCTGGCCCAGGCACGATATAATCATCCGAAAGTCTTGCAGCTCTTTGATTGTGCTAATCATATTCTTTTTCCCCTAGTGGTTTATGTTTCGTTGGCAATGTCTTCCACAGGCTCATATGTGGCCTCGAAAATGTCGGATCTGCATGGGTAAAACTCGCCCTTCACCCCCTTGATGATCCAGTCGAGAACCGATGCCTTCAACGGGCCCTCAAGCGTGAATATCTTGAGACCGTCTTTCTCCACAACTGCTTCATATTCTTCCCACGTCCATTTCTCTGCGGACGAATGAAGGCCCGTGAAGTCAATCACTTCTTTTAGGTTGTCGCCAGTCCATTGAACGGCTTCAATTACTACTGGCTTTTTTCTGTACTTCATTGCTTGTCTCCTTTCGTTTCAGATTGCCCAACCATCGGATCGAGCGGACTGCGCCGCTCATCCGGGGCGTTGTGCTTGCTACATCCGCGCGCCAAGTTTACCAGCGCAGCGGCGAAATCCGGAGGCGTGGCTCGCGCTTCTTTGCGGCCCAGCGTCGGCTTGTTTCGCGCTTTTCCCCGCTGATCGTGGAATCCGACCTGATGCGTCCCGGTCGGTCGTTCCCACCGCAACGGTAGCGGATCACCGACGAGATACAGCCATGTGGCCTTGTTGGCGCGGTGCCCGTATGCGCTTTGCCAAACTTCACACGTCCAGCCCTGACCACAAGGTTGCCACCCGATTCCCGCTGGCTTGGTCAATCCATGCGCGGCCCATGCTCGAGTCTTGGCCGGATGTTCCAGTACACCTCCGCAACGGTTCACCGTGTCTAGCGCGAACCGGAACAACCCTCCATCGTTGCCGGGTCTGTTATGTTCGCCGCCCCACCGTGCGAAGTTGACTGCGGCCATTGCCCCCCATCGTTGACACGGCGGGTGTGCTATCACCGGATCGAATCCCTGGTAAGTACGTGCGTCCCTGGCCTGGTCATAGCAGTCCAGGCCCATGCGCTTGTAGATGCTGTCCGGTTCGACGAAAAGCACAACAAGACGGTCCAGCAGACTGCATTCGCTATCGCTCATTTGCTGCTGACCTCCGCGGGTTCGGCTTGCGTCTGTAGTACGGATCAATCGTGTAGTGCGTCTTGAAGTATTCGGCGGGGAAAAAGTTGGTCGGTGCGTCGTTGACATAGTATCCCGAGACCACGCCGTTCGAGTCTACCGTGTTAATGATGAATCGAGCACCGTGACTTCCGTCCCACACCTGCCCTGGGGCCGGGGAAGGCGAACAATCGGCTTCACACGTACCTCCGGGGGCGCGTTTCGGTTGTGCATTGGTCTCTGTCATAGTCAATCCTCCTCGGTTGATCCAGCCCCCGGAGTCCGGTGAGCCGGGTCGTTCGACGCATCACGTTTCAGGCACCGGCCACACGTCGGATAGCCAGCCTCGTACACTCCAATGTCTACCTCGCACACGTTGGGGTCGCCATCCGATCCGATGAACCGACCGCACTTGTAGCAGTTCATCGGCATCCTGCGCGGAGTGCGTCGAACCAAACGGTCCAGCCTATTGCCGCTTCGCGTCAAAGTCTGACCTCTTTGTTGGGCATTTCGGAAAACAAGTCCCGCGCCGGTGTGGATCATCTTACTCTCCTCCTCTACCATCCTCCATTAGCATTAACAAACTCCTCAAATGCCCGCAAAAACGCATCTGCTTCTG